AAGTAAAAGCAGCACTATTGGCGATGGCAATGCGCCGGGCAAGAGTCAGTCTCATGCTGTTGGCATTGGAACTGAACATGAAACAAAGAGAGTTCATCAAAACTGCACGACAGGGTGCGTTTGACTACGAACAGAGCAAACGCCTCCTGGAAATATTCGGAGCGGAAGTGATGGCAGAGGTGATTGATTGGGAGGGGATGAATGTACGCAACCCGCTCATCTGACACCCTCCGCGTGTATGATGCCTACCTCTACCGAGACGGGCTGAAAAATATTCCGGGGCGATACTTCGATGCGGATGACAAAGCATGGGTACTTCCGTACACGGACGAAGCAGTACGGACGTTGGAACTGCTCGGCGCGAGGCTCGGCGACGGAATTGAACCGTCCTCTCAAAGCAAGGCTGTCGTAAAGAAATACGAGACGATAAACACCCAGCCGAGAGTGAAAGCCACATTATATGCGCACCAAGTCAGAGCATATAACTTTGCGCTCGAAATGCTTGAAGAGGGTCGTGCGGCGGCGATATTCGCAGACATGGGTACAGGCAAGACGCTCATCACCATCAGCACGGTAGGGACGTTGTATGAACAGGAGCGTATCCATAAAATGCTCGTCGTCTGCCCGAAATCCATCGTCGGGGTATGGGAAGAAGAGTTCCGAAAATTCGCGGATTTCCGATATGCGCTGACTGTGTTGGACGGAACGCTCGATAAAAAGAAGAGTGCCTTTGAGTATATGAACGGCACGGCATTGCAGGTCATCGTGGTGAATTACGAAAGCTGCTGGCGGCTCGAAAAGGAAGTGGCGAAATGGAGACCGGACATCATCGTGTGCGACGAATCGAGTAAAATCAAGAATCCCCAGACGGCACAATCCAAAGCCCTGCACAGGCTCGGACGGATTTCGAAATACAACATGATCCTGACGGGAACGCCGACGACAGGCAGCCCGCTCGACTTTTTCAGTCAGTACAAGTTTTTGGATGAAAGCATCCTCGGCACGAGTTATTACCTGTTCCGAAACAAGTATGCGATACTCGGCGGATACCAGCGGCACCAGGTCATCGGTTATCAGAACCTTGCGGAGTTGGTCGAAAAAGTACACGCCATTGCATTCCGTATTCGGATAGAGGATGCGGTCGACCTGCCGCCGTTCATTGACGAAGTTCGGAGCATACGTCTTGAGGAGCGGGCGAGGGTAATCTATGATAACTTAAAACGTGACTGCTGTGCAATGCTTGCGGAGGGTGAGGTCACGGCGAGGAATGTGCTGACGCAGCTCTTGCGGTTATCGCAATGTACGGGCGGGTTCATTCGCAGCGATGAGATGAGTGAGCCGCAAAAGGTGAGCGAGGCGAAACTCGATGCGCTCGAGGATATCGTGGACGGGTGCATGGATGAGGGCAAGAAACTGGTCGTCTTTGCAAGATTTGTCCCGGAGATCGAGGCGATAGAGCGAATGCTGAAAAAGAAAGGAATCGGATATTCGCTCATCATGGGGAGCGTGAAAGACAGAGCCGAGCAAGTGCGCAGGTTCCAGGAAGACGAAGACGTTCGGGTTTTTGTCGGGCAACTTCAGACCACGGGTATGGGGCTGACCTTAACCGCCGCCTCGGTAGCCGTTTATTATTCCCTGGACTTCAGTTACTCCAACTACGAGCAATCGCGGGCAAGGATACATCGTATCGGACAAAAGAGGAAGTGCCTGTACATTCATTTGGTTTGCAAAGGAACGGTTGATGAAAAGGTCATGAATGCCCTCAAGCACAAAGGCGATATAGCCAAATTGATGGTGGACGATTGGAGGAGTTTGCTCAATGGGTAGTTTCAAAGATTTAACCGGACAGCACTTCGGGCGGCTCACAGCATTGGAATCGCTGCCGCCTCACGGGAAAAACTCTTCGCGCCTTTGGCTGTGCGAATGTGAGTGCGGAAAGTTTGTCCTTGTGCGTGGGACTGACCTCACCAACGGACATACCATGTCCTGCGGGTGTTATAGGAAAATGCTGAAAGCCGTACCCGTTTCTGAACTTCGGCTGCATCGGATATGGTCGAATATGAAACAGCGATGTAGCAATCCGAACAAAAAAGATTTCAAATACTACGGCGCACGCGGAATAACTGTTTGCGAGGAATGGAGAAAGGATTTCTGGAACTTCTATCACTGGGCGATGCTGAATGGGTACAAAGACGGGCTGACGATTGAGCGCATAGATTTGGACGGCAACTATGAGCCATCCAACTGCAAATGGATAAAAGCAACGGAGCAGCAACGGAATATGCGCACCAACCGTGCATACGAGATATTCGGTCACAGGTTCACGCTCGCGGAATTATGTCGGCTTTACGGACAGCCGAGAAGCACGGTAACAGACAGGCTGGACAAAGGACAGTCTCTCCTTACGGCATTAAAGAAAAACGGGAGGTATAAATTGGACAACAGGCTTTTGGAACTGTCGGACAGGCTCAAAGAGCTGCGCGACAAAAAGGGCGATCTCGAATATGAGGTCAAACAGGTAAACGGGGAGATCGAGAACATCACCACCGAGATGATAGGGCTCATGACGACCGACGAGCTGTCGAGTTTTAATCGCAACGGCGTTACGTTCTCGCTCGTTACGCAGGAATACCCTGCGCCCGAACCCGAGAGAAAACCGGAACTTTGGGCGGTGATGAAAGAGCAGGGGTTCGAGCATCTGTTCACGATCAATGCCCAAACTCTGCAAGCAACGGTCAAAGAGTTGATTGCAGAAAACGACGGGGTTCTGCCGACATGGTTGGATGGACTCGTCAAGATTGCGGAGAAAAATTCTATCCGCCTGACAAAATCGAAGAAATAAAAAAAGGAGATATCAATCATGGCAAACGAAATCGCAAAGAAAGAGAACACGGAACTGACCTACAATGAGGGCATCGACCTCGCCAGTGTATTTGCGGAGGAAATGGATGGACTCACGCCGACCTTTGAGCGCATCAAGATTCCCTCGGGCGGCGGCATCTCGTTCGAAGTACCCGGCGACGATCCCGAGAACCCCGACACGGTCAAAGAGTTCAAGGCAGTCATTCTGTATCATCACCCCATCAACTGCTACTACAAAGAAGAGTACACGGGCGGCAACAATCCTCCTGATTGCGGCTCGATGGACGGTCACGTCGGGATCGACGCAGAGAGCGGTGAAGTGAAGAACTGCGCCGAATGTCCGTTCAACAAGTTCGGCAGCGGCAAGAACGGCGCAAAAGCATGCAAGCAGAAACGCCGCATCTATCTCCTGCGTGAAGGGGAGGCTCTGCCCACGCTGCTCTCGTTGCCTACGGGTTCGCTCGCGGCATTCTCGCGCTACATCATGAACCTGCTCGGCAAAGGGAAAAAGAGCAATGCGGTCGTGACGCGGTTTTCGCTCAAGAAAGCCCAGAACAGCGGCGGCATCAATTATAGCCAGGCGGTATTCGCGCTCGATCGTTCGCTCACGCCCGAGGAGATGACGAACGTCAACCGTATGACCGAGCAGGTCAAGGCACTTGCGAACAGAGTCGTAGCGCTTGACGAAGAATAATCCGGCAGGGGGGAAGGGCGGCGGCTTAACCGTCGCCCCAAGACCCCGAAGGAGTTCTATGAAGAGACAAAAGATCGTTTATATCTGTTCGCCGTTGCGCGGTGATCTGGAGGGAAACATCGCAAAAGCCAATTTTTATTCGAGATTCGCATACGAGCAAGGGTGCATCCCGATTGCGCCGCACGCGATTTTCACGCAATTCCTCAATGACGGCAATCCGAATGAGAGAAAGAGCGGAATGGCTATGGGGCTTGAACTCCTTGACCGTTGCGACGAATTGTGGGCATTCGGACCGCTTATCAGCGACGGAATGAAAAAAGAGATTGAACACGCCCGAAGAAAAGATATCCCGATTCGATATCTATCGGAGAGCCTGGAGGAAGAATGACGGACATTTTCGAAACGGTAAAAAGCCAAGTAAAAATAGCCGACGTGGTGGAGTATTTCGGCGTAAAACTGAACAGCCGGGACAAGGGGCTTTGTCCGTTTCATCGTGAGAAGACCGCATCGTTTTCCGTGGACCGCAAGAACAACATCTTCACTTGCTTTGGCTGCGGAGAGACGGGCGACGTCATCACGTTTGTGTCCAAGATAAAAGACATCGAGCCATACGAGGCAGCGAAACTGCTCGCGGAGATTTATCATATTGACGTGCAGGATGTAAAACCGCAAAAGCCGAGCATTAAAAAATACCTGCAAGCCTGTATGAAAGATGCGGACAAGACGGATTATTTCGCAAAGCGTGGGCTGACTGCCGAAACGGTCAAGAAGTTCTGCTTGGGGTTCGACGTTCACCGGAACGCAGTTGTCCTGCCGTATTCATCCGAGCTGACATATTATCAAACCAGGAGCATTGCCGACAAGAAGTTCTATAAGCCTCCGACCGAAGAAGCGGGAGCCGAGCCGTTGTTCAATCGCAAGGCTTTGTGGGCGTCGGACAAGGAACCGGTCTTCGTTGTCGAAAGCCCGATTTGCGCCTTATCCGTTATGCAATGCGGGGGACTGGCGGTATCGCTCTGCGGTGTGGGCGGGACAAGCAAACTCGTCAAGGACTGCAAGATAAAAAAGCCGACGTCGCCGCTCGTGCTGTGCCTGGACAATGATGAGCCCGGACAGAAGGCCTCCGAGCTGCTTGCCGCCGAACTCATGGAAATGGGTGTACGGTATGTGGTATTCAATGTCGCAGGTGACTGCAAAGACCCGAATGAACTGCTGATGCAGGATGCGGGGAAACTGAAAGAACGGATCGCCGTCGCCAAACGCGAGGTGAAAAAGAAGTATAAGCGCGGCGTGGCGAGCATCTCGGCAAGCGAATTGCAGACGGCGGCCATAGACCCGCCGGAGTGGTTGATCCCAGAGGTACTGCCGCAAGGACTCGCTATTCTGTGTGCCTCGTCAAAAGTCGGAAAGAGTTGGATGGCAATGCAGATGTGCGTGGCTATCAGCCAGGGAAAGCAATTCCTCGATTATTCGACGAACACGGCGGGGTGTCTGTACCTTGCACTCGAAGACGGGGTATTCCGTTTGAAAGACCGATTGAACAAAGTTCTTCACGGCGGGCAAGCACCGGGTAATTTTTATTTATCGGTCAAGGCGGGCGGGTTGGACGGCGGGCTCATCAAACAGCTCAACGAAGAACTCGATGAACACCCGGACATCAAACTCATCATCATCGACACATTGCAAAAAGTAAGGGGATCGGCAAAAAGAAACGAACTCGCCTATGCGACGGACTACCGTGAACTCGGCGGGCTGAAGGAATATGCCGACCAAAAGCGCATCTGCATATTCCTCATTCATCACCTGCGCAAGATGGCAGACGAGAACGATGTGTTCAACATGATTTCCGGTTCGAACGGCATCATGGGCGTATGCGACACGATATTCATCATCTACAAAAAGAAACGCCAAGACGAAAACGCCATGATGTTCATGACAGGGCGAGACATCCGGCAGAAAGACATCGTGGTGCATTTCGACGAGACGGAGTATCGGTGGGAAATGGTCGGCTCGGCAGAAGAAGAGGAGCGCAAACGCAAAAAGCGAGAGTATGACGATAACCCAATCGTTCGGACGATGAAAGAGTTGGTGAACAAGCCGCCATTCGTATGGAGAGGCACGGCGACAGACATGATGAAATCGGTGTTCGATGTGACAGGGGAAACCTTTGCGGGATCGTCCGCGACACTCGGAAAAATGATTTCGGAGATAGAGACGCAGCTCTACTACGACGGTATACAACATACGACCAAGCGCAGCGGGGCAAACAGGATGCACTACTTCACCAAACGGCAGGATTACAGACCTTGCAGGCAGGGATATTTATTCGATGACGGTGACGAGGAATAATCTAAAATCCGTATCGGTGTTCGGGAATTCTGTAAATTCCCTGTCACCGGGCGAAGAAACTATAATTCCTCTGTCGAGGTCGAGATTGTCTGTAAAAAAAACTGTTGCCGAGAAAATGGCTGAAAAATCGCCTGTTTTGGGCAAAAAGTGGGTATTTTGCAAGGGTTTTGCGGGATGTTTTCCTCGGATTTTGCTCACGGGCAGAAGCGTTTTCTGTAAAAAAACTCTGGGCATCGAAAAAACCTATAAAAAAACTGTGGGACTCGACCGTCCATATATTTCGCATATATGCATTCGCGGAAAGCACATATTTGGGCGGTTTTGGGTCGCTTTCGATGGGTTTTGAAGGGGTTTTCGCTCTAAAATCTATATCAAAAACCCGAAAAACTCTAAAAAAACTGTCGGCAGCCGAAATCGCTGTAAATTCCGTATCGCTGCCCCGAATTCCTATAAATTCCATGTCGGAAAAGACCGGGGCTGTAAAATCGGGCAGACAGCGGATCGCGGTAGGAAGATACCGCTTAATTGTGACGGGAGATGACGGCAAATACAGAAACCAACCGTCACTACTGTCACAACCGTCACTACCGACGCAGATAGGAAAAACAAAAAACCAGAAGAGAGATTACTGTCACACTGGTAAAGTAGTATTTTATGACGGGTGTGACGGGAATGACAGGAGATTTTATGAAAGAGAGTGAGTTGATACGAAAAATCAGCGAATACCTCAAGAGCGTTCCCGACCTGTTCTTTTGGAAAGAGCATGGCGGTATGTATGGCACGGCGGGCATTCCCGATTTGATAGTCTGTTATCAGGGACGGTTCATCGGGCTGGAGTGCAAAGTCGGAAAAAATGAAGCAACCGTTCTGCAATCGCTGATCATCCGCCGCATCTTGCGGGCGGGAGGTTATGCGATGATAGTGCGGTCGGTCGAGGAAGTAAAACAACTGATATCAGCTTTTGAGCAGGAGTAATATGCAAGCGACGGAAAGAATGATTCACAAAGTATCGGTAGCGGAGGAAGCCGTTTTCGATTATGAAGAGTTGGTCGGCGCGCAGCCGCCCATCCGCGACATTAAGCAGGAGGTCGAGACCTATCTGAACATAACCGCTGCCCGGGCGCGTGGATATTATTTCCGAGTGAAGTATTACGACGAGGCGATAGACCGGATGCTGATGCTCTTCCTGTACAAGGGCGAGAAGTTCGGGCGAATGCAGGTTTGGAAAGTAACGGGGATATGCTTTGCGGAAGACTGGACGGAAGAGCAGGAGGATAGCGGTCAGATTCGGTTTTGGCTGAAGACAAAGATATGCGACCTTCCTCCCGAGGCGGATTGGGTGGTCAAATATCGGGTGTGGCAGGAAGAGGAGGCAAAAGCACGGGAGGACTACAATGACTGAAGTGGAGATCAGGGAATACCTGCAAAATTATAGAGACAGGAAAACAATAGCCGATTACAAGGCGCAAAACGGCAGGAAGGACGACAGGGACGTGGTGTGCATCCAGGCAATCGAGAATTGTATGCGGTTACTGCCGGACGGACTCGGGGATATTCTTCGGATGCACTATATCGAGAGAAAATCCTTACGGAAGATCGCAGCGGAGCATTTCTATTGCAAGGACACTATTGCCAAGCGCAGGGACGAGGCAATAGCCCTTATGGGCGAGTGCTTGGCAAGCGTATGAAAGCATAGACAAGGGTAGACACTTTTCCTCCGAAAGTAGCCAAAACGTGCGTATAATGAGAGTAGGGAATATCCTCCGAGGGGGAAGGGAGCGACCCGAGCGGCGTGATGCCGGGAGAGAATATGAGAATGGGGGAAACGCTCCCTTCCCTTGTGTTTATGAGGAATAAATAATGCCGAGAAAACCCAAACGCCCCTGCAGCTATCCCGGGTGTCCGAGATTGGTAGAGGGGCAATACTGTGAGGAACATAAAAAATTAACGGACGCGCAGTACAACAAATATTCGCGGGATAACTTTTCAAAGAGTTTCTATAAGACCCCCGAGTGGCTGTTCGTTCGCAAGCGGCAGCTTGCAGAGCATCCGTTTTGTGAAGATTGTTTGAAGAACGGACAGGCGGTGCGGGCGGTCATCGTGGACCATATCCGCCCCATCAAGCAAGGCGGTCAACCTTTCGCACCATCCAACCTGCAGTCGCTGTGCTGGAGTTGCCACTCGCGCAAGTCAGCCGAGGAGGGCAGCAGGTGGAGGACGCCCCCCCGCAAGGGCTGACCCGCGCAGGGGAGGGGGTATCAAATCCCCGGGGCTTCCACCCCATACAGCGGGGCCGCACCCTCACGCGAAAAATCGCATATTCAAAAATCAAAAGGAAAAATCAACCTTTGGGGGATACCCCACTAAAGTGGGAGCGGGTAAAACAGCCCGCTTTTTGATTTCCCGGGAAATCAAAATAATCAATGAAATCAAATAATCAAAAACGGAGGGATTATGCCAAGCGGAGGAAGAAGACCGGGTGCAGGGCGACCGAGAAAAGCCGCCGCTCAAAAGATACTTGACGGCAACCCGGGCAAGCGTCCCATCGAAGTGCTGAACTTCGATACAGGGGGAATGGAACTGCCGAGCGAACCGCCGGAGTATTTAACGCCAAAGGCAAAAGAGATATACAGGACGGTATTCGGATGGCTGAAAAGCATCGGATGCACCAATGGCATACTTCCATACAACCTTGAGGAGTATGCATTTTGTAAAGCGCGATGGCTTGAGTGCGAGGAGATGAACACGAAACACGGGCTCCTCGTAAAAGACCAGAACGGCAAGGCTGTCCCGTCGCCGTTTGTGACGATGGCACAGCAATACCTCAAGCAGACTAACGAGGTGTGGAGCAAAATTTATCTTGTCGTGCGCGAAAGCAAACTCTCCAAGTGGGATGAAAACAATCCGAACGACGATATCATGGAAAAACTGTTGGGAGGTAAGTCGTGATGGAATACACGCAAGAGAACCCGTTGCGGCTTATTGAGTTGTTCGCGGGTATTGGCTCACAGACACAGGCACTTAAAAATGTGGGAGTGCCGCATACGGTAGTGGCGATCTCGGAAATTGACAAGAACGCCATCAAAAGTTATACGGCTCTGCACGGCGAGACGGTCAACTTAGGCGATATCAAGGAAATCCGGGAACTCCCCGAGGCAGACTTTTGGACATATTCGTTCCCATGCCAAGATATCTCGGTGGCGGGGCATGGTGCGGGCATCAAGGAGGGGACGCGGAGCGGTCTGTTGCTTGAAGTCGAGCGGCTGTTGAAAGTCGCAGCAGAAAAAGGGACTCTTCCCAAATACCTGCTCCTCGAAAACGTAAAGAATCTTGTGAGTAAGAAATTCAAAGCCGACTTCGACAGTTGGCTTTCTTTTTTGTCCTCGCTCGGATATACGAACTATTGGCAGGTATTCAATGCCAAAGACTACGGCATTCCACAACATAGGGAGCGAGTGTTCTGTGTGTCCATACGAGGGGAGCATAAGCCGTTTATTATTCCGGAAAAACGCGAATTGACACTTCGTCTCAAAGACATGATTGACGAACACGTCGATGAAAGGTACTATCTCAAAGAAAGCACAATTCGCAGCATCGTGACCTCAAAGTTCAATTCGCGCCGTGACTCGATCCGCCGCCCGTCCGATTATGCATATTGCCTTCGAGCGAGGGATTGCTACGAACCGCAATGTGTTCAAATCGGGGAAGTGGTTGGGGATAAATGGGAGAAGATGCATGAGATGAGTCGGAGGGTGTTTCAACCCGATGGGCTTTCTCCAACGGTACATTGTGCGGGCGGAGGCAACACAGAATTGAAAATTGCCGAAGACTTTGTCCTCGGAGGGTTACAGGAACATCAAGTGCCAAGAACGGACGGGGTGAGTCCTACATTAACGGAGGCTATGGGGAAAGGCGGCGGTCAAACACCTATAATTGTGGCAATGCGCGGGCGAAATCCGGATAATCCGTCGGACAGGACACCCGGGATACCATTGCGACAGCGACTTGAAGTGAACGAAAAGGGGCTGTGTAATGCGCTTACCACGGTTCAAAAAGACAACCTTGTAATGGATGCGGACTATGTATCCAGGAAATACGGCGAATTTATCGACGAAAAAGGGTACATCCCCGAGATGTTCGTGGCTTACAACAAGCAGGAAGTTCATGATGTTGCGCCGACATTGACTGGGCAATGTTCCTGTCCCTCGGGCAGCTCGGCGGTACTGAAACTCGAAAAACCGATAAAGGTCAAAGTGGCGACCAAGCAAGGATACGAGGAGGCAACGTCGGGGGACTATGTGAACATTACTTTCCCGAGTTCCAAGACTAAAAGAGGTCGGGTGGGGAAAGGTGTTGCGCAAACGCTGACCTGCGGAGACGGAAATGCAGTTATTACGGAGAACGTGCGCATTCGCAAACTGACTCCGAGAGAATGTCTGCGGCTCATGGGCTGGACAGATGAGCAGATCGACAAAATCGAGAGCGCAAAGGTCAGTTCGACGCAGCAATATCGACAAGCGGGAAACGGAATCGTGGTGCAGGTCTTGGAGGCAATCTTCAAGGCTTTATTTTTTGGAGCGGAATGATGGAGTACATTGCAAGCATCAGCTATGGGAAAGACAGTCTTGCCATGCTCGAAGTCATAGCCGAACACTCGTTGCCGTTGGATAGGATTATTCATGTCGAAATCATGGCAACCGCAACTATTCCTGCGGATCTTCCACCGATGATGGAATTCAAGGCGAAAGCGGATGAAATTATTAAGAACAGATATGGGAAATCGGTAGAACATATTCATGCGCCGAAGACTTATGAGGAATATTTTTACTATGTAAACCGTGGGAAAAAGAGCAAAAATCGCGGAAAAATATATGGTTTCCCATTACAAAAAGGGAATTGGTGCAATTCCCGGTTGAAAGTGGATGTTCTTGAAAAAGAGCAAAGGAATGCAATCACATACATAGGAATTGCAGCGGACGAGAAAAAACGGTTCGGTATCCTGTCTGAATTTAAACGAAGTCCTCTCGTAGAGTATGGGTGGACAGAAGAAATGTGCAGGAATTGGTGTTCGGCAAACGGACTATTGAGCCCGATATATAAAACTTCGATGCGCGGCGGGTGCTGGTTTTGCCACAATCAAGGGGTGGAGCAATTGCGTTTGCTCCGAAAAGAGTATCCGGAATATTGGGCATTACTTTTAAGATGGGACGAAGACAGCCCTGCGACATTCAAGGGGAATGGACATACGGTTCGAGACTTTGAGCGGCGGTTTGCCCTGGAGGAAACAGGAGCGATACCAAAAGATAAGCCATTTCGATGGAAAATGATAAATCAATCAAGGAACGGTGAAGATGAATAAAAGGATTTACACGGCAGAATCGGTGACAAGCGGACACCCGGACAAACTTGCAGACCTCATTGCGGACAGCATTCTCGATGAGTGCCTGGAACAGGATGCGGACAGCCGCGTCGCAGTCGAAGTAATGCTCACTCACGATAAGTGCTTTATCGGTGGTGAAATCACCACGAAAGCAAGGGTGGACTATGAGTTCATCGCCAGAGCGACCATTGCCCAAGTCGGCTATGACCCGAGGGGATTGGACTACGACATTCATATTCATGAGCAGAGCATGGACATAGCCGGCGCAGTCGACAGAACAGAGCAGGGAGCGGGCGACCAGGGAATCGTGTACGGCTATGCCACAACGGAAACGCTGAACTTCATGCCGCTGCCTGTCGAACTTGCGCACCGACTGACGGATAGGCTTGAGCAATGCCGTCGCAGGGGCATCATCAAAGGACTTTGCCCGGACGGGAAAAGCCAGGTGACCGTGCAGTTTAACGGCGACCGCTTTGATAAGATCGTTTCCGTTCTTGTATCGGCGCAGCATGAAGCGTGGAAATCGCTCGACGACCTTATTCCCGAGATCAGGAAAAAGGTCATCGGCTATGTGTTCGCCGAGTATGATATGTCCGATGTCGAGATACTGGTCAATCCGTCCGGACGGTTTGTGATTGGCGGGTTCGAGGCCGATACCGGTCTGACCGGAAGGAAGCTCATGGTCGACTCCTACGGCGGGATTGCGCACAACGGGGGCGGGGCGATGAGCGGAAAAGATGCGAGTAAAGTGGATAGGAGTGGGGCATATCTCGCCAGATATATTGCAAAGAATATTGTGGCGGCGGGACTTGCGGAGAAATGTGAGGTCGCATTGTCGTATGCAATCGGCATTCCGATCCCGACGAGTATCGACATTAATACCTTCTTCACGGGAACGGTCAATGAACAGCTCATCCGTAATGCGGTTGAACAGGTTTTCGACCTGCGCGTGGGAAAAGCAATCGATGCGCTCGCCCTTAAACGTCCCGTCTATGTCCAAACCGCAGTCGGAGGGCATTTCGGGAAAGAAGACTTCGCGTGGGAAAAGACGGATAAGGCGCAGGAGTTGAAGAATGCAATCATGCCGTGAGACCCTGGTATGCGACAACATACGGCTGGTATATTATGTGTTCGGGAAATTTTCTCAAACGGAAGTCACTTCATTGCATAGGGACGACATAATATCGTCCGGGCTGTTGGGACTTGTAAAGGCAGCAAATACATTCGATAGTGAGCGCGGCACAAAGTTTTCTACCTATGCTGCACTTTGTATTCGAAACGAAATGCTGATGTATATGCGGAAAGTGCGGCGGTACTTTGGTAAAGAGATATCGCTTGAAGAGCCTGTTTCAACGGACGAAACAGGAACGGTCTTAACTATCGCCGATATCATCGAGGCAAACGAAAACCCGCAAGACGAATGCCTTGCGGGTATAATGTTTGCAGAGTTTCAGCGAAGACTGTCGACGCTTGACAGAAGTGTCCTCAAAATGAAGATGGAAGGGTACCGGCAAAAAGAAATTGCGAGGCGCTTGGGCTATTCACAGGGGTATATAGCCAAACGAATCAAGGGAATACAAGCAAAAGGCAGGCTTTGGATGCTTAATTCTCTCGACCGAGGATAAATTCGACGGAACAGTCGAAGTAATCAGCCAAAGCGATAATGCTTTCGAGGCTCGGCGTACTTCTTCCATTTAGCCAATCGTAGATGATGCTTTCATCGATATGGGCTTCTTTGGAGATGTTGGCTTTTGTTTTTTTGAAGAAATCCACCAGGTACGGCAGCCTATCCTTGAACGGCGGAAGGGGAAGAGGTTCAAATTCAGAGCCTTCATCGCTGCGGCCGAGCAAAAAGTCGATCGAGCAATGGAAATAGCCCGACAGACGGAAAGCCATGTTCAAACTGGGAAGTCTCTCACCATTGGTATAGCGGCAGATGACTTTCCTTGTGACACCAAGCTCTTTGGCGAGGTGAGCGGGCTTCATTTCGTGGTCGGTAAGCAGCTCCCGGAGCCTTTCGACAAATTTCTCCAATATACTCATAAATAAGTCAAAACCTCTGTAATAATTATCTCGGATTGCGGACACAAAAAGTTGATTGTGTCCACAAACCAAGTTATAATAGTAGTACATAGCGAGCGCGCAGCTATGAAATCAATTAGGAGGTTTCAAAATGGCAAACTTTGAACCTGCACGGAGCAATCCGAGCAGCACGGACTGGATGGAACAGGAGGGTGAGATGCGCGATGCCGTAACGGACTCGCGTGAACTCGCGGCAGGGCTGTTGTTCCTGCTGAAAGAGTATTACATAGGTTCGTTTGAACTGAATGAAGGCAAGATCGCCGTCAAGTTCAATAACGGACAGCAGTTTTCCATATCAGTCAATGAGCGCGCATAAGACAAAGCCGATAAATTAAGTATCGGCAAAAAATACAAAAGACAACCCGTGAAGACACATAAAGCGAAGAAGACCGCCGAGAACTCGGCGGTCTTGGCTTTTTCTTTCAGTTTTAACTGGACTAAATAGGAATTATACGGTATTGTTCAGGCTACGGAGGTACAGAAATGAAAAAAGGAAAGGTCGAGTTCCATAGCCAGGGACAATCTGGTAATATCTATTATATCATCGGGGCGGTGCGTGGCGTTATGCAAAAACAGCACAGGATCGCGGAATATAATGATATGTGGGAGCGGATACAGAACGCCAAAAGCTACCAAGAGGCGTTGAAAATCATTGCCGAACACGTGGATTTGGTCGATTTGGACGGACGATATAAGGTTTAGAAAAAACAAAAATATTCTTTGAAAAAGTGTGTTTTTCGGCACGATTTCGCTGGGCTCTTCTGATTTTTTACGGTATTGTTTGCTTGCAAAACGGGACAAGGAAAACCCCGCAAGCAAAGGAGACACGTAAAAATGAAAGAGCAAAAGTTCGGAGTCGAAATCGAACTCACAGGCATCACCAGGGCAAAGGCAGCCGACGTCATCGCCAAATACTTCGGCACGACGAAGACCTATGACGGCGGGACATACAAAGCCTACTCCGTGGAAGACAGGCAGGGCAGAACATGGAAAGCGATGCGCGACAGCAGCATCGACGCGCGGACGAAAGACGGCGGGATGGCAAGCGAAGCCTACCAAACCGAAATCGTCACCCCCGTGTGCGGATACGAAGACATCGCAGACATCCAAGAGATACTGCGTCAACTGCGGCACAACGGAGCGATCGCCAACCAAAGCTGCGGCATCCACATCCATGTCGATGCAAGCAAACAGACAGCGCAGAGTTTAAGAAACCTGGTCAACATCATGGTGGCAAAGGAAGACCTGCTGTTCAAGGCACTCGGGGTAACGCCGAGTCGGGCAATGCGGTGGTGCAAAAAGGCAGAGCCACAGTTCATAACGAACATCAATCGCTTTAAGCCGAGAACCAGGAATGCGATAGAGAACCTGTGGTATGGCGAAAGGTCGAGTTCATATCACAGCCACTACGATAACAGTCGCTACCATGCACTTAACCTGCACAGCCTGTGGCAAGGTAAGGGGATAGAGTTCCGATGCTTCAACGGCACGACCCACGCGGGAAAGCTGAAGACATACATCCAACTCTGCCTGGCGATATGCAACCAAGCAATGACTCAGCGAGGAGCGAGCGCGAGGAAAACGGAGACTTCAAATGAGAAGTACACCTTCCGCACCTGGCTCCTGCGGATGGGGATGATAGGCGAAGAGTTCGATACGGCAAGGAAGTTCCTACTCGAGAACTTGGACGGCGACGTAGCGTTCAGAAATGGAAGACCCGACAGCACTGCGGCATAAGCCGCTGCCCTGCGGTAAACACAATCGGAGGATAGAGCAATGAAAGGAAAGACCAAATTATATGTAGCGTATGGTAGCAACTTGAACACGGGGCAGATGGCATACCGTTGCCCGTGGGCATCGGTGTACGGGAAAGGGCATATCGACGGATATGAACTTCTGTTCCGAAGGGTGGCAACAATCGAGAAAAAGGAAGGCTCGAAAGTGCCTGTCGGGGTATGGAGAATCTTCCCCGATGACGAAATCGCACTCGACAGGTATGAGGGATACCCGCACCTGTACCGCAAGGAAATAGTGACGGTAGACATGGGAAAGGAAAAAGTGGATGCAATGGTCTATATCATGAATGAAGACCAGGGGAGATATGCTCTTCCGAACAAGTCATACTATGGAACGATCATGGGCGGGTATGAGGACATAGGACTCGACACGAGATATCTCAAAAACGCACTTGTGCGGACAGCAGAAAAGATAGAGGGCAAAAAATAAAACAGAATATACGTGTCTCTGGGGAGGAAGGTACTTCGGTGCTTTCCTTCCCATTTATTTTCGGGAGGAGGGAGAATGCCATTCAATGAACAGCTTGCGGATCGGGCGGCGGCATTTATTCGCTCGCTCAAACACACCAAAGGCACATGGCATGGCAAGAACTTTGACCTGCTCCCGTGGCAGGAAAAAATCGTGCGGGATGTATTCGGCACGGTAAAGGAAAACGGATATAGGCAATACAATACCGCCTATGTGGAGATACCCAAGAAACAGGGAAAGTCGGAGCTTGCCGCAGCAATCGCGCTTTATTTATTGGCGGGCGATGGTGAATGGGGCGCGGAGGTGTACGGCTGTGCGGCAGACCGACAGCAAGCCTCCATCGTTTTTGATGTCGCTTGTCAGATGGTGGAACAATGCCCGGCTTTAAAAAAGCGGATAAAGCCCGTGATGTCGCAAAAGCGGCTTGTGTATGCGCCGTTGAACAGCTTCTACCAGGTGTTGTCGGCAGAAAGTTATACTAAGCACGGACTGAATGTTCACGGCGTTGTTTTCGACGAACTCCATGCGCAGCCGAACCGTGCCTTGTATGATGTCATGACCCACGGCTCGGGCGACGCGAGAAAACAGCCGCTGTTTTTCTTGATAACGACAGCGGGAACGGATCGAAACTCGATATGTTGGGAAGTGCATCAAAAAGCCAAAGACATTCTCGAGGGACGTAAACACGACCCGTCTTTTTACCCCGTGATTTATGGGGCAGAGGACGATGACGATTGGGGAGATGAGCGGACATGGTATAAGGCAAACCCGTCACTCGGAGTAACGGTTGACATTGATAAGCTACGGACCGCCTATACATCGGCAAAGGAAAACCCTGCTGAAGAAAACCTGTTTCGACAACTACGGTTGAACCAATGGGTAAAGCAATCCGTTCGATGGATGCCGATGGATAAGTGGGACGAGTGTGCCTTTGCGGTTGACCCGGAAAAACTCAAAGGGCGGGAATGCTATGGCGGGCTTGACCTCTCGTCAAGCACGGACATCACGGCATTTGTCTTGGTGTTCCCACCGCTCGATGAAGAGGATAAATACAGCATACTCCCGTTCTTTTGGGTGCCAGAGGATACAATCGACCTGCGGGTGCGGCGCGACCATGTTCCGTATGATGTGTGGCAAGCGAAAGGCGAGATGCTTTCGACCGAGGGAAACGTCATCCATTACGGGTACATCGAAAACTTCATCGAAGAACTCGGGACAAAATACAACATCAAAGAGATTGCGTTCGATAGGTGGGGTGCTGTTCAGATGACTCAAAACCTCGAGGGAATGGGATTCACGGTCGTGCCGTTCGGACAGGGATATAAGGATATGAGCCCGCCGACCAAAGAGCTGATGAAGTTGGTGTTGGAGAAAAAGATCGCCCACGGCGGGAACGTGCCGCTCCGTTGGATGATGGACAATGTATATGTCCGCACAGACCCTGCGGGGAACATTAAGATGGATAAAGAAAAATCTACGGAACGCATTGACGGCGCGGTGGCACTCGTTATGGCACTTGACCGAGCAATACGGAACAACGGACAGACCGACAGCGTTTATAACGATAGAGGAATTATCGTGATATGATCAGATAATTCATGAGAAAATCCACAGAGAATGGAAATTGTGGGGTTGACAAATTCAATTTTTGTGATATAATAATATGATTTGGTGCTATCCAAATGGGCGGCTTGGGAAAATAACACCGAGGAGAGATAGATAGCCATGCATGATTTTCGCTATGTATCGAAAAAAGAAGCAGCTCCAATAAAAGCGATTCTGTTGGAGATTATTCATTCAACCCAAAACCTTGTTAGGGACGAATTCACCTTTCAATACGAGTTTGTCGGCAGCGCGTCCAGGAATATGATTACTTGCGACACGAAGTCGAATATCGGATTCGACTTTGATGTAAATATCTACGTCAATGACGACGAAGAGAACTATACGGCAAAACAAATCCGACAAATCATAAAGCAAGCATTAGACAAGGTGGCGCGCCACTATGGGTATGATTATTGTGAGGATTCCACCCGCGTTTTGACGATTAAGGTCAAGGACAGAGGTAAATCGAGAATAGTTCACAGTTGCGACTTTGCAATTGTGAATGATTGCGAGGACGGAAGGCAACAGTACATACGCTATAACAAGGTACAGAACAATTATACCTGGGAGTACCAGGGAGAAGGTTTTGACGGGCTCCCGGACAAAATCGAGTGGCTGCGAGAGAATGGCTTGTGGCAACAGGTAAGGGATTATTACATTGAGAAAAAGAACTGCAATGATAATCCGGATAAGCACTCACGTTCCATCTTTGCGGAAACAATTACAGAGATGTGCCAAAAGGCAGGATATTACGAATAAAAGCAATTAGGCGAAACCGCACTCCGCGAGTGCGGTTTTTTCATGCAAAAAAGCGGAGGGAAAGATGCAGATAGAAAAGAGAGCGGTGGTAGAGTTGAAAGCGGCTCCATATAATCCGAGGAAAGACCTCAAGCCCGGCGATGCCGAATATGAGAAGCTCAAACGGAGCATCCAGGAGTTTGGCTATGTCGAGCCAGTGATATGGAATAAGCGAACAGGAACGGTCGTCGGCGGGCATCAAAGGCTCAAAGTCATGAAGGACCTCGGCTACGAGGAAGTCGACTGCGTGGTGGTGGACTTGGACGAGCAGAAAGAAAAAGCACTTAATATCGCTCTGAATAAAATCAGCGGCGAATGGGATGAGGGGCTGCTCGCCAATCTTCTCAAAGACTTGGATAACAGCGGGTATGATATCACATTTACCGGCTTTGACCTCGCGGAGGCACAGGAACTGTTTGGGAGCGGCTCGTTTGAGAATGTGCATGAAGATGAGTTCGATGCGGAATCAGCCGCAGCCGAGATATCCGAGCCCAAGACCAAGCACGGTGATTTGTGGCTTCTCGGCAAGCACAGACTGCTGTGCGGCGATTGCACCGTTGCGCAGGACGTCGCAAAACTCATGGATGGAAGAGTCGCAGATGTAATGGTCACGGATCCGCCATATAATGTAGACTATGGCTCGGCGATCATCGGAAAAAACAAATCCAAAACCAGGACGGAAAGCACCATCGCCAATGACAACATGAACGATGATGACTTCCATCAGTTCCTGCTCGCGTTCTATAAAGCGGCATACGATGTACTCAAAAAGGGCGCACCGTTGTATGTTTTTCACAGCACGAAGGAGACGGTGAACTTCACGCGGGCGATGGAAGAGGCGGGATTCAAGTATGCCCAGACGCTTGTGTGGGTGAAAAATCATTTCACGCTCGGTCGGCAGGACTATCAATGGATACACGAGCCGATTTTATACGGTTGGAAAGAGGGCGCAGGACATTACTTCATCGACGACAGGACGCTGTCGACGGCTTTGGAGGGTGTTGCCGAGAATATCAAGAAGATGAGCAAGGCAGAACTGACAGACCTTGTAGAGCGAATTTTGGGGCTTCCTACGACCGTCGTGAGAGACAACAAACCTGTGAAGTCGCCCGATCATCCGACGATGAAACCCATCACCCTGTGCGCAAAACTCATATACAACAGCAGCCACGAGGATGATACGGTATATGAGCCGTTCGGTGGGAGCGGTTCGACAATGATGGCAGCAGAACAGCTCAACAGAAAATGCTGCGCCATTGAACTCGAACCGAAATACTGTGATGTCATTGTGCGCAGATACAGGGAACTGTGTCCCGATGCGGAGATAAAACATATCCGAGACGGACAGGAAATATTCGATTAACAGGGGCGGGTTCGCTGGACTTGATCCGAGACTTGTGATATGTTGTTCGAAAAAAGGGAGGTCCCAAGAATGAAGAGTATCACAGAAGCCATATACGACGGATGGATCAATGAACGTGAACGGAGGAACAAATTACCCCAAGATGACCCCGAATGCATAGCATTGTCAAAGTTCGAAGACACATTGACAAAGGAACAGAAAGTTCTGTTCGACCAGTTCATGGATGCCTATACGACCAATGAGGAGAAACTTCGAAAAGCGGCATACGGACGGGGCTTAAAACTTGGTGTCCGATTGGGATATGAGGCGGCGAACTATGATGCGGAGGAGTGATATGGAAGAGAAAGACGATACGACCCTCGGTAATGAGATGTCGTTGGAAGAGTTCATGCAATATCTGAAAAGCATTGAAGAGCGGAGCGACAGAGAGGATGAACTGCTGGAGTTTTACAATAAGGCATGGGAAATCCGATTGGGAACGAAACTTGTGCGAGTTCCGTTCGATGCGGTCTCATTCAATGCCATATATGATGCATTGAGCAAGATAAAATCGGAGGAGTGATCCTCCGATTTTTCTTGAAAAAAATGTGTTTTTCTTTCGGGTTTCGGCGTGTTTTCGCTGGGCTCTTTCGCTCGTTTACGGTATTGTATAGGTACAAAAACGAAAGGAGAAACACCATGAACAAAGCATACTGCACAGAAAAACTCGCCGCCCTGGTAAGAGACCATAACCATTATCTGAAAGTCAGATACACGGATGCGGTCGCGGATTACAGGCGGGCAATAGACAACCTTATCTATGTCGCCAAGAGCGTGGGCATCACTATGAAATACGCCATCGAAAAGGATGGCAGCATAACGATGCTGTAAGGAGGCGGCGAGATGAAACAGGAAATCAGCAAAGCAACACTCAAGGCACTCGAGAAAATCGCAATGCAGGAAAACGCAGCCATAGAGGAAAGAGGCGGGCTGGAGCGGAAATGGAACGACACCGAGGACTTCCCCGAAGTCGCGGTATGGTCAATCGAGGCGATGCTCGTCGCGGCGTACAAACTGGGCAAACAGGCGGCGAAGACCGATAAGTAACACTACAACATCAATATGGCATAGCCGCTCGGGAAATCGAGCGGTTTTTCGTGTGTCTGAAAGGAGGGTGAATGGGACTATTTAAGAGGAGCAGAGACGGTCCAAAGGAGAGGCGGGATCGTTCGGAAAAGATGAAAGACTTCATTCGAGGAGTCGATGTGGACTACATCGGGAACAGCAACAGCGGTGTTCGTGTGGATGAACTGCGGGCGATGCAGACGAGTGCGGTATATGCCTGCGTCAAGATACTATCGGAGACCGTGGCGAGCCTGCCGTTGCATCTGTATAAGAAAGAAAAGGAAGGGAAACACGAACTCGCCGACCAGCACCCGCTGAATGCGTGCTTGTATGAGCTTCCGAATGAGGAGATGACCTCGTTCGAGTTCCGAGAAAGCATGATGTCGTCCTTGCTGTTGTGGGGAAACGCTTATGCGCGGATCATCAGACGGCAAGGTCATGTCGTCGAGCTATGGTATTTGAAACCGCATCTCATGACGGTGGAGCGGGACAGTCTCACGGACAAGATAAAATACACCTATTCGGACGATGTAACCAACGAAACCTATGTGTACCGACCCGACCAAGTATTCCATGTCAAAGGGCTGTCGTTCGACGGGGTGAAGGGCATCAGCCCGATAGCCCAGGCGCGGGAAGCAATCGGGCTTTCACTTGCGACCGAGGAGTACGGAGCAAAGTTCTTCGGAAACGGAGCCAGACCGGGCGGTGTATTGGAACACCCGGGCATCCTCAAAGACCCCGAAAAACTCCGCGAGTCATGGAACAAGGTCTATCAGGGGACACGGAACAGCCATAAAGTCGCCGTTCTCGAAGAGGGCATGAAATATCACACGATAGGTATTGCGCCCGAGGATGCACAGTTCCTTGAGACCAGGAAATACCAACTGAACGAAATATGCCGCATCTTCCGTGTGCCGCCGCACTTGGTAGGCGACCTTGAAAGAGCGACGTTTTCGAACATCGAGCATCAGTCAATTGAATTTGTCCAGCACACGATACGCCCCTGGCTCGTGCGTTGGGAGCAAGAAATCAGCCGTTCGCTTCTCGATGAGAAAGAGCGGCTTTTGTATTTCGCCAAGTTCAATGTGGACGGACTGCTGCGCGGTGACTACAAGTCGCGCACGGAAGGGTATGCGATAGCCCGTCAGAACGGTTGGCTGTCGATCAATGATATACGCCGGCTTGAAGATATGCCGCCCATACCCAAAGAACAGGGCGGTGACGATTATCTCGTGAACGGCAACATGGCAGCGGCAGGGGCGGCTGTGCAGGGAATACAGAAAGGAGGTAGCGATGGAGAAGGGCAGGAAGGAGATGCGAATGCTCCCGATGAAGGAACTTCGGGTAAGCGAAAGCGAAGGCGCGACCGTGATTGAGGGACACGCCGCCGTGTTTGACTCGTGGTCGGAAACGCTTGGCGGTATTTTCCCGTTCAAGGAAGTCGTCAGAAGGGGCTCGTTTTCGGAGAGTATCGGAAGAGACGATATTCGCGCGCTGTTCAACCACGACCCGAACTATGTGCTTGGCAGGAACAGGGCGGGGACACTCGAACTTGTCGAAGATGAAGTCGGTTTGCGGGTGCGGATCGCGCCGCCCGATACGAGTTGGGCGCGGGATGTGCAGACAAGCATCCGCCGCGGAGATATCAGCCAGATGTCCATCGGGTTCGTAGTCGAGGACGATGAGTGGCGCACGGAGAACGGAATGGATGTGCGCGAACTTCGCAAGGTCAAGCTGTTCGACGTGAGCCCCGTGACGTTTCCTGCATATACGGCAACGGATGTCGGTGTCCGTGCGATGCAGGAATATGAGGGCTATAAGGCAGAACAGCGCAGACAAAGCGAAGAGGCTGAACAGGCGGCGGCAAAGAAAGCCAAAGAGCGAGCAAGGCTTGCTCGGATGCAGACAAAATTTAAAAATCTTTGAGGAGGAACAACATGGATATCAAGAAGGTATTGGAAATGAAGGCAAAAAGAGAGGATGCCAGGCTCAAAGCGATGGCGGTACTGAATAAGGCAGAAGCCGAAGACCGATTCCTCTCCGATGATGAACAAAAGGAAATCGACAAGTACGAGTCGGAAATCCGCTCGTGGGATGAAAGCATCAATAGAGCGGAGAAAATGCTGTCTATGCAGCCCGAAGACAGAGATATGGAAAAGCCGGAAGCAAAACCGTCGCCGAACAAGGGCGATGAAAAGAGATTTCCTTCGTTTGGCGAGCAGCTCATGGCGGTGTACAGGGCGGCGGCTCCCGGCGGGCGCACGGATGAGAGACTTTCTACTCGCGCCGCGCTCGGTGCGAATGAAACCACGCCCTCGGACGGCGGCTTCCTCGTGCAACAGGATTTCGTGACGGAACTGCTCAAGAGAACCTATGAAACGGGCATTCTCGCCAGCAAGGTCAAGAAGATTCCTATCAGCGCAAACGCCAACAGTCTGAAAATCAATGCCGTGGACGAGGAATCGAGAGCGAACGGCTCGCGTTGGGGCGGCATTCAGACCTATTGGGAAGGCGAGGCCGAGGAACTGACGGCAAGTAAGCCCAAGTTCCGCCAGATGGAGCTGACGCTCAAGAAACTCACCGGGCTTTGCTATGCGACGGACGAACTCCTGCAGGATGCTGCGGCACTCGAATCGGTCATTCGCCAGGCGTTTGCGGAAGAATTCGGGTTCAAGATCGACGACTCTATCCTGTTCGGTACAGGCGAGGGCGAACCGCTCGGCATTCTGAACAGCGGTGCGGCGGTCACCGTTGCTAAAGACAAGGATCAGACCGATATCATCACCGTGAACAATCTCATCACGATGTGGAACAGGCTGTGGTCGAGGTCGAGGGGAAACGCTGTCTGGTACATCAACCAGGAACTCGAGCCGTATCTGTACACGCTCACGGTCGGCGACAAGCCCGTGTATATTCCTGCAGGCGGGCTTTCCCAGAAACCCTACGGAACGCTGTTCGGGCGTCCCGTTGTCCCCCTGGAGCAGTGCAGCGCGGCGGGCGAGGTCGGTGATATCATTCTCGCGGATGTGGGGCAGTACCTGCTCATCGACAAGGGCGGCATGAAAGCGGCAAGTTCCATCCATGTCAGATTCCTGTATGACGAGAACGTGTTCCGCTTCATCTATCGTGTGGACGGCAAGCCCATCTGGAATAAACCGCTCACGCCGTACAAGGGAAGCGCAAGCGTATCGCCTTTCGTGACGCTCGCCAAGAGAAACGCATGACAAAAGGAGGGTAAGGGTATGCTTGATTTGCAGGAAACGAAAGAGTTTCTCCGAGTCGATGGCGATGAAGGGGATGCCCTTATCTCATCTCTTATCGTCACGGCAAAGGATTTGACCGAAGACGTGATGCGCCGGAAGTTATCCGACTTCAGAGAGCTGCCAGAACCTGTTCGGCAAGCCATGCTGATACTTGTTGCAACCCTCTATGAGGAAAGGCAGGTGTCCAAAGGGAAAACGGGCGTGTCGGTCGCCGACACGCTCGACCTTGTCCGGCGAATGCTGTTTGCTTATCGGAAAGGAGCGTTCTGATGGACATAGGTGAGCTGAACAGAAGAGTGGAAATTTTGAAATACTTCGTAAAGCGCGATGCCTACGGCGGCGAAGACGGAAGATGGCTTCCCGTAGGGCGTGTTTGGGCGAAAATCGAACCGGTGAGCGGAACGGAGTATTTCACGGCGCAGCAAGTCTCGGCGGAGACGGTCACGAAGATAACAATACGGTTTTATGCTGGCTTGGATGTCATGCACCGAATTCGCTACGCAGACAAACTGTATGAGATCATCGGCATCTCGGATGCGGATACGGCGCATCGATGGACGGTAATCAATTGTAAGGAGATGGTAGGCGATGGGCTACAGCGCAAAGCAACGGAAAGTCAAAGTGAGCATCGAGGGTGCGGATGCGATTGTAAAAGACCTCAAAGCGATGGATGACGCTGCGGCGGCTGTGCTGATGGACGGCGCAAAAAAGGGCGGGCAGATCGCCCTTGACGATGCAAGACAAAATTGCCCCGTGGATACAGGGGCATTGAAAGCCAGTCTTGCAATGGCAGAGGACAAAGCGACGGCAACAAAAGCGACCGTAAAAGTGGACTATGATAAATCCATCCGATACGGGACATTTGTGGAACTCGGCGCACGCGGGCGACCCGGCAATCCGTTTTTGCGGAATGCGGTGGACAAGAATCTCGACCGCATCAACGATGCCATCGTCACGGAAATTTCAAAAGCGGTGGGTAGAGAGCTATGAAAGATATATGTCAAGCGTTGTTTGAGTATTTGAGCAGTCGAGAAGAGATCGTCAGACAAGTCGGAACGCGCATATATCCCATTTTATTGCCGCAGGACGCATCGTTGCCGTCCATCGTCTACGCACCCGTTCTATGCAATTATGATTCCGCTTTGCAGGGCGATACAGGGTATGTTCGGCAAACGATACAAATCGTCTGCCATGCGCGGACTTTCAAATTGGCAAGAGAACTTTCCAGAGATGTAAAGAGAAGTTTACAGGATTTTCACGGCGATATGTGCGGGCTGCACATACAAGCCGTGTTCATAAAATCGGATTACGAGTACGATGCGAACACTTCGCTCAAATTCTCAATGGACGAGTACATGACGAGCATTGAATTCGATATCCATTTCAACGAAAAGTAGGAGGAACAGAGATGGCTGTTGCAGGAAAAAACGGAAAAGTCGTCGTCGGCAGCGGAGCAGAGGAAAAAGTGGTCGGCATCAAGTCCTGGTCGCTCGAACTCTCGCTTGAGACGCTTGAAACTACCGCGCTCGGCGACGATTGGAAAAACTATATTGCGGGGCTGAAAGAATGGACGGCTTCGAGCGAAGGCGATTACGAAGTACCCGTGGATACGGAGGGACAGGCGGCGTTGCAGGATGCGTTCCTGAATGGTACGACCGTTGTCGTAAAACTCTATGTGGACGGAGTGAACTACTACCAGGGCGAGGCATATATCAATAGCCTTTCCATCGAAGACCCCGTGGACGATGTCGTGTCTATCAGCATTGAGTTCACAGGCACGGGTGCGCTCACCTTTGAAACGGGCGAATAAGGAGGTTGACTATGAAAAAGGGTGTAACAATCGAACTGGATAAGCCGAGGACTCTGCGGTATGGCATGAATGCTTTGGCTGCGATAGAAGACCTGTCGGGCAAGACGTTGATGTCCCTCGACCTCAACTCGGTGGGCATCAAAGACCTGCTCATCATCGTTTATGCGGGACTTTGCCACGAAGACAAATCCCTGTCGCTGGAACAGGTTGGTGACCTGCTCGACGAGTATTCGAATCTTTCGGACATCGCGGAAAAAGTCGGTGCGGCTCTGACGGAGGCATTCGGGAAGCCGAAGGGAAGCGACAAGGGGGAATAACAGCCGCCGACTTTGACTTGCCGGCTTTCTTGGAGCGGGCGGTGGTACAGTTCGGGATCGACCCGCTGATAGCGGGCGAATATACTCCCTACGAACTATATCTCATCGGCAAACAAATGCAGGAACAGAGTTATCGGGAGTTCGAGAATGCCTTGACGGTGGCATGGCATACGGAGGCATTTGCGAGACAACGTCGGCTACCGAAGCTCGAAAAACTGTTAAAGGATGCTCGAAAACCGCCCAGGAAAACCGACAGCAGGAGCGACGCTATCCTTAAAGCAATGGCGGCGGCAAAGGGAGTAATTATCAAATAACAGGGAGGGGAACGCATGGCAATCATTCGCAACTTGGTCGTCAAGATCGCGGCAGACATCTCCTCTCTTTCAAAAGGATTGCAGACGGCACAAAAGCAAATCCAAAAGGTATCATCGGTATTTACAAGAGCGGGGACGAAACTCACGGCAGGGATAACGGCTCCGCTTCTTGCGCTTGGCGGTTCAGCCATCAATATATCGAGGTCGTTTGAGCAGAGTATGGCAAATGCCGCATCTGTTGCAATGGCGACGGGGGATGAACTCCAAGCCATGACCGACCTTGCTCGTGAGATGGGCGCGAAGACGGTCTTTTCGGCGTCCGAAGCAGCCGATGCATTGTACTACATGGCATCTGCGGGCTATAAGTTGGACGAGATGACACAGTCTATCGAGGCAACGCTGAACCTCGCTTCGGCAACTCAAAGCGATTTGGCGTTTACGACAGATACGGTCGTTGCGGCATTGAACCAGTTCCAACTTGGTGCGGCGGGCGCAGAGAGGGTCGCCAACGTGTATGCGGCGGCAATCGGCGCATCCCAGGCTGATATGGAAAAGCTTGCTTTTTCCATGAACTATGTCGGACCTGTCGCAAACAGCCTCGGATGGGAAATCGAGGAAGTCGTCGGGGCGTTGTCGGTATTATACGATGCGGGCTATGACGGCTCGATGGCAGGTACTTCGTTGCGCCAGTCGCTTGTTGCGCTTATGAACCCGACGGCGGCGGCTCTGAAGATTTTTGACGAGTTGGGCGTGAGCGTGGAGCAGCTTGACCCGACGACAAACGACCTCGCATCAATCCTCGACACGCTCTCAAACGCAGGGATGACTACCGCCCAAGCAATGGAAGTGTTCGGCGCAAGAGCAGGCCCCGGTATGTTGTCATTGTTGGCGGCGGGTGGTGATGCCGTCCGTGAATATACGGAGGCGATCACGGGAACAAATGCAGCCAATGACATGGCGGCAATGCAGATCGACACATTGCAAGGACAGCTCAAAATTTTGGAGTCGGAATTGGAAGAGGTCGCTCTGCAATTCGGGGATATCCTTATACCAATCATCCGAGAGTTGTTACAAAAGTACATCTCGCCTCTGACAAACAGGTTGATGAGTTTGAGTGCGGGAACGAAGAAAAACATTGTCGTGTTCGCGCTGCTGGCTGCGGCGATAGGCCCGGTGCTTTTGGTGGTCGGAAAACTCATTTCGAGCGTCGGAACGATCATTAAAATCGGCTCGCTGCTGTTTTCAAAAGTGGGGCTGATCATCGCGGCAATCGTCGCGGCAATCGTCATCATCAAAAGGCTGTGGGATACGAATGAGGACTTCCGAAATGCAGTAACGGCGATATGGGAGAAGGTCAAAACCTTTATTCTTAATGCCGTCAACGCTATCAAAGATTGGTGGGACAAGAACGGCGAGAAGGTGATCAAGAGGGTAGTGAGTACCCTAAAATCCCTATGGAAAATCATCAAACAGATCTTCGGGAAGATACAAAAGATAGCCGAGAAAGTCTGGGGTATCGTCAAGGATATCGTTATTGATGCGGTCGTCGCCATCCGAGACTTTTGGGAGGAAAACGGAGCAGAGATATGGGCAACGGTCAAGACGCTGTTCACCAATATTTGGAATATCGTCAGCACCGCCTTTGACATAATCTACGATGCGGTACTCAAATTCTTGGACTACGTGCGTCCCATTTGGGAAAACATCAAAGAACTTTTCGGCTCGCTGTGGGATACGATTGTCGAACTCTACGAAACCTTAAAGCCTGTTTTCGAGTTGATAGGCGGCTTGGTGATGACATTGCTCGGAGTAGTGACGGGCGTGCTTTCCGGCATTATCGAGGCACTCGGTCCGTTCATTCAAGCGGTCATAGATGTGGCGCAGGCTATCCTGGAAATCATACAGGTGATATGCGCCGTGTTGCGTGGCGACTGGTCGGCAGCCTGGGAACACATGAAAAATGTGGCGTCCAATCTTTGGGATGGAATCAAAAACATTTTCCTCGGGATATGGGAATTTATCCAGGGGTTCTGCGATGGGGTGAAAAACTTCTTTGGCAACCTTGGCGATAGTATCGTGTCGATATTCAAGAGTGCCTGGGAGGGGATAAGCGGATTTTTCAGTAATATCTGGGAAGGAATAAAATCCGCTTGCTCTTGGATTTGGGATACCATTACCGGACTGTTCTCGAAAATCGGCGATTTCTTCTCCGGGCTGTTCAAGGATGCATTCAATTGGGGCAAAAACCTGATACAGAACATTGGCGACGGCATCAAAAATGCATGGAATTGGGTGGTGGACGGCGTCAAAGGCGTGGGACAGTCGATTGCGGATTTTCTCGGATTTGGTTCGCCGACCAAGAAAGGTCCCGGGCATACCGCAGACCAATGGATACCCAATCTCATGGATATGATGGCAAAGGGGATGTACAACGATATCCCGATGATCCAGCGGGCAGCCATCCAGGTGGCGAATGCACTCGGCCTGACTACAACGGCAAACCGCGCAATGGTCGGTGCGGGAACAAGCCCGAACGGAGACTTGCTCAACGGTCTTTTACAAGGCATGGCTGCTATGAACGGCATGGGCGGCGATGCATCCGTCAAGGATGTGGTCTTACAGATAGACGGTCAGACATTTGCACGACTTATCGTGCCAAGTATTACAAAGGAGTACCGAAGAAATGGCATAGAGCTAAAGGGGGTGTAGGGCGATGCAGTTTTTCAAAATCAATGGGAAAGACGTAACGGCTCCGAAAGAGATAACGGTATCGCCCGAGCATCTCGATAAAGCCGAGAGAACCTTGGACGGAACGATGGTCATTGATATCATCGGGACTAAGAAAAAGGTGGACGTATCCTGGGAATATTTACCCAAAGAAGACATGAGACTTCTTACAACGGAGACGGGAAGCGACAGGTTTTGCGAGATTACCTTTCATGACGACAAAACAGGTGAACTTGCCACCATCACGACAAGAGCGGAAAATTTAACTTATATGCCGTACTACGATTGGGCGAAAGGACAACTCATTTGGAAAAGCGTCTCCGTATCGTTCAAGCAAAAATGAGTGGAGGGTGGTATGGAGTATTCAGATAATCCGCGCAGGGTGTACGGAAAAGTAGAAATTGTTTATAGTGACAAAGAAATTAGCAGTAACATGGGTATAACTGTCAGCGGAAACTCGAAAATAAGCCATCCGCGAGAGGTGTTTGAGGGATATATTTCTCCAACAGTCAAAGCCTGTACGATGGATGGACATTCCGACATGAGCGGCTCGTATCAAATGGTGGACGATACGTGCATCGTCGGTTGGTGGTCTGGCGATTTATGCGGGACGGACGGAGTGTTTGCGGTTAAGCCATATATCGAGTTGTCGTTTGTATTGCGCCCGATTATCTCATGGATTATCAGAGGGGACGATAAGCTCAACCAATACCCAGTTGATTTTACAATAGAGTATAAATCGAACGGCAAAGTGGTCCATACCGAGGAAATCACGGGGAATAGTGCAATAGAGATTAAACTTGAACCCAAAGTCAATGATATCACCTCAATTCGGATGACCATCTCAAGATGGAGTACCCCGAGTGCGTGCGTAAAACTTATACAGTTTTATGATAAGCTATATGAGGAGTATACGGGTGATGCAATGCAGATGTTTGAGGTCAACGAGGAAATGTGTTCGACCGATGGGAATTACAATATTAACTCCGATACCATGACCGTCACGCTTCATAACACTGACAGGAAGTTCGATAAAGGCTATCTTCGTTCGCTCATGATTTTGGGAAGAAAGGTGCAACCATATATAGGGATAGAAAAGGACGGTGAAGTTGTGTACACCAGGTTGGGGACTTTTTATTCCGAGGAATGGCAGGTGGAGCAGGATAGCCAATGGGTAAAGTGTACGGCGGTAGACAGGCTGATGCGTTTGCAGAGTCAAACATATTTGGGGTATCCGTTAACGGAACAAGTCTCGGTATATGACCTGGCAAGAGATATTCTGTTGAAAAGCGGACATTCCGAAAACGAATTTGAGATATCTGCTGATCTCAAGGACATGGTCATAGGATTGGCATATTTGCCCAAAACAACGGTATGGGACGCATTGCAGGAAATCGCAAATGCGGCTTTGTGTAAAATTTTTGTCGATAGGGAAGATCGAATCCATGTACGCAGCGAATCGGCTGAAACCGAACAGGTGGGGATCGAGATAATTCCGAGCAATATGTTCAACTACAAGTCGAGCATAACTCTGACGGAGTTCGCAAATAGCATCAAGGTAGAGTATACCGATGTGGAAATTGCCGACGATATCATAGAGGTGGCAGAACTCGAGATAACGTTGGCTGGGAATGAGGTTCGGGAGGTGTCTTTGGATTACTCTTCGGACGTTGCATATGCCGTCATTTTGTCAAGCAATGTCAATGTGCGGGCAGTTATGGAGCAGGGAGGGGTCAATTCATGCCTCTTGACACTCACAAATCGTACAGGGACATCACAAACGACAACATTGACCGTTGAAGGGAATGCGATAGAACTTAATTCTCATACGGTGGTGGTTGAAGACGAGGACAGCGTAAACAGTTATGGAACGGTAGAGTATTCGCATACGGCATCGGAACTTGTGCAAAGCGAATCGCAAGCACGATACATCGGCGGAGTTATCCTTGCGAAAATGCGGGCGGGCGAGGGCGTGATTACAACCGAGTGGCGTGGTAATCCCGCATTAGAGATCGGGGCGAGTTATAGTAGTACAGACCGCTTTGGTGATAAAAAAGAGTTGATATGCGAATACAATAAATTTTCTTACGACGGGGGTCTGAAACAACAGACACGCGGACGATTGAAATAGGAGGGCAACACATGGCTTCGTGGAAAGAACCCGAAACAAATCACACGGCGGGGGATCAAGTCACGCCGGAAATTTTCAATACACTTGCCGAGAATGAGGTGTATTTGAATGAAACAAAAATAACGACAAACCAGGTGCAGGAGGCAACGGTTATGAGCGAAACAAGCGCAACACGGGAGAACTTGACGGAACAGGACACCGTGATGGGCGCATTCGGTAAAATACGAAAATGGTTTGCCGATTTGCGAGCATTGGCATTCAAGGATGCGGTGGCAACCGCCGATATTAATAATTCAGCGGTAACGTCTGATAAAATTGCATCTTCCGCCGTGACAAGCACAAAATTGGGGACGAGTTCCGTCATAACATCGAAAATCAATGCATTGGCGGTTACAACCGAGAAATTGGCAAATCTTGCGGTAACAGCTGCAAAACTTGCGGCGAGTGCGGTTACGACAGACAAGATAGCCAATTCCGCCGTAACAGATGCCAAGATTTCTTCGGTTTCGGCAAGCAAGGTCACAGGTCTTGCAGAAGTGGCTACGTCGGGAGACTATAATGACCTTATAAATAAACCGACGATATCCTCGGGCATAACTCTTACGCGCACGACAATCAGGTTGAACCAACAGTACAATATCCCTGCAACGGGTGTTTATCTGTGCTTTGTGAGTTACTTGAATGCGGCAAGCATGAAAGGTGTAGCGTGCTTGGGTACAATGTCGAACGCAACAAGCATTGACAACGGAACGTGTAGCGGGATTTCTTCAATTTACTATGACGGGGGATACAAAAACATTCAGCTTCGCTGTATAAACGTAAGTTCGACAGCATTTATTTACCGACTGTACATCTCAACAAATGCGACTGCTGCACCGACGCAGCTTTTTGACGGAGACGGCACAATGACTGTCATAATGTACAAAATCAGCGGGCTTTCGGCGATAACTTAAGGAGTGGGTATGGCGAGAAACAGAATAAAACTTGTCAAGGGCGATGCGTTCAGCATCGCCTTTCATAATGTCCGCTTGCCGATTGTCGTAGAAGGGGAAGGAGTTGAAAAGACCGAGATAACGGAGGAGGACCGTTTGGAATTTTCTATTACTCGGACAGATCGTGTGCCTGTGATACAAAAATACTATCCGGGCGAGATAGAAAGAAACGGTGATACATTCTATGCGATGCTGACTGCCGAGGAAACGGAAAAGCTTGAAAGCATTTTATACAGAGCGCAGTTGCGAGTAGATATTTCAAATTGCGGAGAGGAGGTTTACACGCTTGTCGATAAAGAATTGGAGGTGGTAGCAAAATGAGCGGGTTTCACGAAAAGTGCAGTTGTGTCCATGTCGAACCGTTTCAGACAATCACCAAAAAATACAAAGGGGTCGAAAACGATGCCTTGGAAACGGTCGTGGACAATAAAGAGTGGACCATAGAGGTCAAACCCAAGCCCCAGCAATACCAAAGCAAATATGCATTCCCAAATATCGGGAATCCATCGGTGCTGTATGTCGACGTTAAAGAAAATGAGACATACCGTTGGGACGAGGAAACAAGGCAATATGTCTGTATTGGTACAGACTATCGAAGCATTAAAATCATAAATGGAGGGAACGCATAATATGAGTAACAGAATTCTTGACAGTCAGATCCAGAGCAGGAACGATACAGCGGCAAATTGGTCGTCTGTGAACCCCGTCCTTTTGAAGGGTGAAATCGGTATCGAAATCGATACCAGGAAGATGAAGGTCGGCGATGGGACTTCGGCATGGAATGACCTTAAATATCTGAAAGATGATATTGTCATTGCATCGGCAAATCCTGCGACAACGGATAAGGACTACGATCTCGGCGAGTTTTGGTTGAACCAGACGGATAAAACATTCTTCGTCATGGTCGCAAAGACGGAAAGTGCAGCCGAGTGGAAACGAATTCCGAACGCAGAAGAACTCGTTGTGGTCGCGGAGGCGCAAACCGCACAGAGACTCAAAACAGCCAGGAGTATCAGCATCATCGGGGATGCGACGGGCGCGACGACTTTTGACGGCAGCGCAGATGCAAGCATCACGCTTGTTCTGAAAAACTCCGGAGCGAGCACAGGAACATACACGAAAGTCACCGTAAACGAAAAGGGGCTGATTACCAAGACGGAACTTCTCACGGCAGAGGACATCCCCGTGCTTACCCTGGCAAAGATTACAGACGCAGGAACAGCGGCGGCAAGGGATGTCGGTACAGCCCAGGGAAACCTGGTAGAGGTCGGGGCAAACGGAAAAATTCCCGACAGCGTTCTGCCTCCGCTTGCGATTACCGAACCCCACGCTGTTGCTGATGAAACCGAAATGCTCGCGCTTGCTGCGCAGGTCGGTGATATTGCAATTCGCGCGGATGAGGGAAAGTCCTACATTCTGAAACAGACTCCGGCGTCAACGATTGGTAACTGGCTTGAACTGAAGTCTCCCGAATGCAAGGTACTGTCCGTAAACGGAAAGACAGGGGCAGTCGTATTGACGACCTCTGATATTGCAGAGGGTACTCACCTGTACTATACAGAGGAAAGGGCGTCGGCAAACTTCCAATACAACTATAAGGCTGCAAGTTCTGCTGACCTCACGGACGGTGATACAATTCTCCACGCAACGGATACCCTGGTGCTTAACGGGGGCAATGCCTAAAGATGGTATCAATTATCATAAGTATTTGTGCAAGCATCGTCAGCGGGATGGTGCTTTTTTTCTTACAGAGGTTTTTCAAACGAAAAGCGAAAAAGGATGAGGAGCGTGATGCGACAAAGGCGAAGGAGAATATGCTCATCCTTAAGAGTATTGATGCCGTGGGGAAACTCACCTTTGCAAATGCCGTAGCAATCCGTGACGGAAAAACCAATGGGGAAATGCACGAGGCTATGGAAGCCTACCAGGAAAACAGAACGGAGATGTACGAATATCTCCTGGAGCAGAATTCAAAGAAGTAAGGAGGAACGGATATGGAGAGTTATTTGGAATTGGTCAGCGTACCTGCGATTGCGGCTATCGTTTATTGGGTAATCGCCATCATCAAGTATGCAGTCAAAGAGAATGAAACTTTCAAAAGGTTCATTCCGCTGATTGCCGCAGGGCTTGGCGTAATTCTTGGCGTGGCCGCATATTACCTCGTGCCGGGCATTGTTCCCGCCGATAACGTGGTGGTCGCCATTATCGTTGGCGGGGCGAGCGGTTTGACTGCTACGGGCGTCAATCAGATTATCAAGCAGCTTGGCAAAGGAGATGGCGCGGATGGCGGAAACGGCAAAAATTGAATATGAGATGAATCGGATACAGTTCAATTGTGCCGTCGGTATCATATTTGACCTTATGAGAAAAGGTTATCTGACCACGGCAGAATATGACATGGTGAGTGCAAGACTCAAAGAAAGATACGGTCTCGAACAGGGGTGTGCGGAATGATTCCGCACACCTAATTTTTTTACATGAGAGATACACGCCGAAGTCGTAAAATTATGCGAACAAAAGTCTGTTTCAGCAATCTTTCTCTGGACTTGTAAAACTTTTTACGGTATTGTTTGGGCTAACAAAAGCCAAAGGAGGTATTGAAAATGGCAGAAAGAAGAATGCGGACAGTCGCATATGCGAGAGTCAGCAGCAAAGACCAGCCCACGAGTCTGGACTCACAGATTAAGCACTTCAATGACATCATGGATAATACGCCCACGATGGTCAACTGCGGGTGCTACGTCGATAATGGTATCAGTGGGCGATTTATGCATCGCCGAGAGGGATTCCTTCAAATGCTCGAGGACTGCGAGTTACACAAAATCGACTTCATATTATGTAAGTCGATAAAGAGGTTCGGGCGATGCACCCTCGATACAATTCGGGCGATTGAGCGACTGCGAGAGTTAAATGTCCCCGTCTTTTTCGAGCAGGAGGGCATCGATACAATCAAGGACAGAAATAACATCCTGCTCGTAACGATGGCGCAAATTGCTCAAGAAGAGTACGAGGACAAGTCGGAAGCGGTTCGATGGGCGTTCAAGCGGAGGTTTGAACAAGGGAAATTGATTGTAAATCCCAATACTCCGCTCGGATACAAGTTCAATGAGGAGGGGGAACTCGTAATTGTACCAGAGGAAGCAAAGCTGATAAGGGCGATTTACGAGGAGTATGCGGAAACGGGTCACTCGACTGAAATATGTCAGAAACTAAACAGGGCAGGATACCGTTCGGCGCACGGCAGACCATTCAAGCCTTCGACCATCTTATACATCATTAAAAACGAAAAGTATAAGGGTTCGGCGATGATGGAGAAGTGGGTTGTGGTTAACGGGCGTAAAGTCAAAAATGTGGGACAGCAAATGAGGTACTATGTCGAGGATCATCACGAGCCTATCGTAAGCAAGGAATTATGGGACAAGGCGAATGCGATGGTAGAAAAGAACCGCAAAGAAGCGTGCTTCGTACCGAATGGGCATGACCCTATGAGCAAGATGATATACTGCGGGAAGTGCGGTCATTGCTATATCCGCAGCTTTAGAAACGCGCAAAAGTTCAGATATGTTTGCAACGGGCATGACGATGAGAGGTTCAGAAAATGCGGAAATCCAAGTGTCCGCAGAGATACCCTCGAAAGAATTTTCGTGCAGATATTCAATGAACTCCGAGGAAAGAAAATTTATCTCGAAGAACTGCCATTGTCCGATGAACTGGTACAGGTTAATGAGGAACGCGAAAAGCTGCTCATACAAGAAAGAACCTATCTCCAACTGCAAGCAAGAGGATTGTTGGAGGGGGCGGTCGAGTTGGAGTATAGACAACTGCTCAAAAAGATTGTCCAAATGGAGGATAAAAGGAAACTCCTGCTGTCCACTAACGCAAAGAATGTACAAGCGGAGAATGAACTGCGGCTGTATAATAAGGCTATCATGAGAAAACAGCCGCTGAGAGAATTCGATGAGGAGTTGTTCCGAGCAGTCGTAAAGAAAATAGTCGTCTATGGACGAGAGGACTTCGAGTATGTGCTGACGAACGGAAAAGTCGCCCTTGTGAAGATATACTACTTCGCCAACAAAGACGACGAAATCGACAGCATCAACTATGAAAAATACGAGGAGGGCAGAAAATGAACATAGCAAACAATGTAAGGATTATACCCGCCATTCGCACAGATGTCGAAATGGTGGGGGATAATGTAATCACGAAAAAGCGCACAGCGGCTTATGCGAGAGTGTCGACAGGGAGAGAGGAACAGCAGACGAGTTTCAAATCGCAGATGGAATACTATACTCGGCTAATTATGAGCAATCCCGATTGGGAGTTCGTCGGTATATATGCGGATGAGGGCATCTCGGCAAGAAGTATGAAAAAAAGAAAGAGATTTCGGGAGATGATAGATGACGCCCTCAATGGGAAAATCGACCAAATCCTTGTGAAGTCTGTGAGTCGTTTTGCGCGAAATGTCCTCGATAGCTTGACGATAATTGATAAACTGCGGCAGAAAGGAATACCCGTTATATTCGAAAAGGAGAAGCTGAACAGCCTCTACGATGATAAGCGCACGAACTTCATGCTGACGATGTATGCTTCTATCGCGCAGGAAGAGTCGGACAGTTTGAGCGACAGCGTGAATTGGGGTATCCAAAGGCGCAACGAACAGGGGTTCGTCCGAAAAGTAAAGACATACGGCTACGATGTGCTGAACAAGCAATACGTGGTGAACGAACAGCAAGCGGGGGTGGTAAAGTTAATCTTCGAACTGTACCTCTCGGGATTGAGTTATTTCCAGATAAGCAAAGAACTTAAAAGCAGGGGAATCAAATCTCCCAAAGGCTTGGACAGATGGGATACGAGTACGATTGAACAGATGCTGAAAAATGAGAAGTACGTCGGCGATGCGCTTCTGCAAAAAACCATCGCACAACCCTGGCGAAATAGAAAGCGTTCGGCAACAGCGGATAATCAAATGTACCTGGTGGAAGATGACCACGAAGCGATTATCAGCGACGAGATGTTCGAAAGGGTAAAAAGGGAGATGGCATATCGAAAAACATTGAGGGCAAATACGAAGTCGGGGAAAGGCGGGTACTCGTCAAAATATCCCTTCTCGAGCAAGATATACTGCTATGGGTGCGGGGGAATATTTAGGAGGCACTTCTACTATGCCGATCGTGACCGTACCCCCGAAAAGATAGTATATACTTGGACGTGCAGCACACACAAAAACCACGGAAATGTGGCGTGTGGGCAACAAGCTATCAAAGAGAAAGACATCGAGGCATCGTTTATCAGAGTGGTGAATATGCTCGTAAAGGACAAGGCGGACATGATAACGAAGCTCCGAGATACCATCCAAGAAACCATCGGAGAGAGGTTGGCTGGGGCAGAGGCCGAAGATATAAGAGCGCAAATCGAAGCCAAGCAGAAAGCACTGGTTCGGGCTGTGAGGGCTATGACTACGGATGACGACCAGATAGCCGTGTCAAACGAAAGGGAGCGAATTATAGGCGAAATTGAGAGCCTAACAGCAAAACTGCAAAGCCTTGAAAACCAAGCCACGGAAATGGGACATACAACAGAACGGCTGAATATGGTCTGCGACCTTATAGCCAAGCAAGGAGAACTCAAGGAATTCGATCCGATGGTCTTCCGAAAAATGGTCTACAGAATAACCGTTGATGGGAAGGAATTGACATATGACTTCGGAAACGGTATCATAATCACGGACATGGTATAAGCAAAAGAGTGCCGACTGTCATGCAAGGCAGTCGGTATTTTTTTGCCCAATGTCCAGACTTTTGTAGGAACGGACAGCAAGAACAAACTTTTATACACACAGAAAAATAGAAATCAGACCTTTCGACGGTTAATCGGTGGCTGGAAGGGGACGACGGCAAGGTGCTCAAACAGGTGCCCGGCAAGCCCCTGTACACGGCGACTCTCGTCAAGTACGCAGATCTCATCTGCACCCGTCCTTGCGGACAGGCGATGCTCTCCGGCATCACCGAGGAATAACCGCGGGGCAACGCGTCGGGGCGC